CAAGGGTAAGGTAGGTTGATGTCACGATACCTCAAACGAATCAGTAGCACGCTTACGTCTCCAGAAGACAGGGAGATCCACGCAAAGATCCGCACGGCTCATAAATCCTTGTTGGCGGTGCTGGATATCTGTCGTTCTCTGGAGAAGAAGGCCGCTTTTGGTTTGGAGAGGACACGGATCAAGCGCACTATCCGGGATACCGACAGAGCGTTGGGAGCCCTCGATTCCATCCGAGTGTTGGGTTCTCACACCAACACTGAAGATCCCGATCTGATGATAGAACCACCCGTGGTAGAAAAGACGCCGGTAGTATCTCTCGAACGACCGGTGACTGGTGATAACTGATGGCAAAGATGAACAACCCCAATGACACGAAGGTTGTAGGGAAGGCCCCAGCCAGACCGAAGGTGACTACTGGCAAACCACGCAAGGTGGTGGTCACGTCTGCGATGCGTTCGAGGGTGGCCTTCACAGGCGGTGGGACGACCGGAGGCTCTGGGGGGAACTTCTATTCCCCCGAGCTTTCAACAGACTTTTTGGAGCTTCCGCAGTCTCTTGATGAGCAGCGGAACTACTATCGGTTCTTCTACCAGACAGATCCCTTCGTTGGGCAGGCTATCGATCTTCATACGGAGCTTCCCCTTTCCAAGATTCGTTTGGGGATGCCAAAAGCTGAAGACCGTACTTTGGCCCAACAAGCCCTCGATTTCTGTGAGCGGTGGAGCAAGAAAGAAGGTCTGCTCCATAGGCTCATCGAGATTGTCCATGACTACTACTTGCTTGGAGAGGTCTTCATCTTCGTTGAGGACATCTCCGAGGACATGCCCCAAGACATTCGGGAGGAAGCCAGACGGGAACTGACCGAGGATGGGGAAGTGACCGAGACTTACCATGAGCGTGAGGATGCCGATGAGCGTGAGGTCCGTTGGATGCAGCGGAACTTTCATGGGTGGTCTGCGGTGCGGGTTTTGCCCCCAGAGCAGATTCACATGGAGAGCTTCCCGTTCACCAGCGAGAAGATCATTGAGCTAATCCCAGACTCCAAGACCAAGGACATCGTTCAGAAGGCAAACCAGGGGGATGTCCAGGCCCAACGGATCGTGAACTCGATGCCGAGAGATGTTGTGGAGGCGATCCAAGAAGGCCGCAACATCCCCTTGAACACGGACCCCGATGCAGGGTCGTTCGTGTACTACATGAGTCGGAAGAAGTCCCAGTACGAGCCCCGAGGGCACTCAATCCTTGAACGGTGCATTCGGGTGTTGGTCTATCGAGATAAACTCCGACAGGCCCAGACCAGCATCGCCTCCAGGCACATGACCCCGTATCGGTTGGTTTATGCAGAGGACATGGATGCGGCGGATACCGAGGAACTGCGTGACCAGATCGATCTGTGTCTTCAAGACCCTGACTACACCATCGTCACTAACTTCCAAGTCACTTGGGAAGAGATGGGTGGGGGAAACACCAACCGTCTGCTGGAGCTTTCAAGCGAGTACGATCTGACCGACCGGCAGATGTATTCGGGTCTTGGGGTCACGGAGAGCCTCCTTTCAGGGGAGTCTTCCTACTCGGGCGACCGGATCAATCTGGAAGTCATCAACACTCGATACATGCTCCTGCGGGAGATTCTTCAAGATTTCGTTGACGAATACATCTTCAAGCCGATGTGCCGCCGCATGGGGTTCATCGAAGAGGATGAACTACTTGGTGAGCAGATCATCTATCCGAAGTTGAGCTTCACCCGTCTTGGACTGCGAGACAATAGTGAGACGTTCGATGCGTTGTTCAATCTGTATCAGAAGGGCAGTTTGGATGTTGACGTGATCTTGGAACTCTTGAATATCGATCCGGTCAGCACACGCATGAAGCTGGAACGTGACCTCTGGTCCATCAACGATCCCATGTATAATGAGATGATGCGTTCGGTTTACTCCAGTGCCGCAGATAAGATCCTGGAAAATACTGAAGTCGTCCAGCTAATCGCCGAAAAGCTCGGGTTGAACTATGAACCACCAGCGGAAGGCGATGACCGCTTCTAACGGGTAATCGCTCTATCGCCTCCTTTTCATGGAGGTTCAATGATCCCATTGTCCAACATAGTCGCTGCCCGGTACTTGGAAGGTAAGTACAAGTCCAAGACGGAAGACGAAGAGGGGAATACCCACTACGAGTATGGCCCCCGTCAGGTCCAGCAGCGACATGAAGAGAAAGCGGAGCGGTTGGACAAGCTCCAATCGTCGATCTCCGATCTCCGAGCGAAGGTCAAGAAAGACCTCCAATCCAAGGATGATGAGACCCGATTGACTGCCCTGGCGATTGCCCTAATCAACGAAACCTACGAGCGGGTCGGGAACACCTCGTCTGCCGAGGACGGCCACTATGGGGTGACCTGTTTGGAGAAGCGGCATGTGTCGTTTGAAGGGGGCAAGGCTCGCCTCAAGTACACAGGTAAGTCGGGGGTCAAGCACGATAAGACCGTCGAGAACGAGTACGTCGTGAAAGCCTTGGAAGAGGCCGTCAAAGACAAGCAATCCGAGGACTCCATTCTGGCTTTCCAGGGGGAGGGCATCGAGAAGAAGATCGACGGTAAAGAGGTGAACGAATACCTCGATCAATACGATGTGACCGCCAAAGACCTTCGGGGGTTCCACGCTAATCGTGAGATGCAGGATGCGCTGAAAGCCGTTCGTAAGGACGGACCGGAGCTTCCGGTAGACCGGAAAGAGCGTGATGCAATCCTCAAAGATGAGTTCAAGAAGGTCTTGGAAGAGGTCTCCAAGACCGTGGGGCATACCTCTTCGATGCTGAAGGATCAGTATTTGGTCCCAGGCTTGGAGGATGCTTATATGAAGGACGGCACGGTCATCGAGGATATGTCCGTCAAGAAGGCCGCCCTGGATCGAGAGGCGGGGCTTTTACGATGGCTCCGAGGTCTTCTCTCCAAATCGACCATTGTGAAGGCAGTGTTCGATTGGGGTGTGGAGGAAATGAAGGGCAGCCCGGTCGGGTTTCGCAGCTTCGACCCCAAAGGCTATGTCTATTTGTTCGGGCATGGCTGGTATTCGACCTTGGGCGAGGGGTTCTCTATTGAGAAGCACACCAGCGAAAGGGCAGCGATTCATGCGGTTCGTTGGGAGGCCACAAGGGTGGCTACCAAGGCTCCTTCCGAGAAGGAGGACGAAGCTATCGAAGATATGTCCCAGCCCAACCCAAAAAAGAAGCCCCCACGGTACGATCTCCGTAAGCGCCGACTTGATGTCGATGATCCAGATATCGAGACGCAGGGCCAGGAAGGAGACCGTGACTTGTCGCTGAACTACAAGAGGATTGCCGCCAAGAAGCCAAAGGCTCTCTTTACAGCAGTCATTCTCGACGACCCCTCTGCGTTGTTCCGGTGGTGGGAGAAAGAGACGGGTATCCCCCTTCTTTCCAAGCGGTTCGCCCACCATATGACGATCAAGTTCAAGCCCAGCCCAGAAGAGGTCAAGGCGCTACCTATGGGCGATTCTGCTCCTTTGGAGATCGTCGGTTGGGCGGCAGATGAGAAGTGCCAAACCGTCAAGGTCAAGGTTGCCGGGGTGACGAGCAGCAACAAGATTGCACACATCACGGTGGCGACCGATGGGACCAGTCCCGTGTACTCGAACGATCTCTTGGCGAAGGGTGTCACCCCTGCCAAGGGCAAGAAGAAGCTGAAGGCCCGAGTCGGGTTCGTGTCCAACAAGCAGCAGGACACCTTTGATCTAAAGGACACCATTTACGAAGAGTCCCTTGACCGAGTTGCCTCTCGGTACTTGGAAGCCGTGGAACGGAAACCAGGAGATCTTTGGGAGACCAAAGAGAAGGGTGGCAAGCCTTTCAAGGCCAAGCACAAGTCTTTGATGGATAAGGATGGTCTGCCCTTACAGCAGAAGTTCAAGACCAAAGAAGACGCCGAGGCGTGGCTTGCAGGGGACGATCCAGGGACAGACGAGGACGAGGGTAAGGACGAGGGTAAGGACGAGGGTGAAGGTTCGGAGACTCCCAAGGAAGAGTCCCCCGAAGACAAGACCAAAAGAATCGAAAAGGCCGTCGAAGCGTTGGAGGCCACGATTGCAGATGCCTTTGATGTAGAGATGGGCGATGGCAGCGAAGATCTGCAAGAGACCGAGGAAGAACTCGGTTCGCTTTACCAAGAACGGGCTGAACTTCTTGCAGAGATGGAGGATCTCGAAGGTGGGTTGTTTCGGGCAGGTGAGACCCAGAAAGCCCGGGACGAGAGCAGGATCAAGAAGCTAAAAGCTGATGCAGACAAGATCACAAAGACGGTCAATCGGCTTGAAGGCCAGATGGCTTCCGCTTCGCCGATGTGGGAAACCAAGAAGTCTATTGCAGATGCGATGGCGCTGTTGGACCAAGACCAACAACTGGAGTTGTCCGAATCTGTCCAGGGGCATATCAACAAGGCTATTGATGTGATGGCTGTTGGGGGTAAGACCCCCGATTGGGTATTGGATAAGTCCAGGGCATCTCGGAGTGGTGTGGACACTGAACCCTTCGAGAAGCTCTCGGCAGCCCAGTCCCAGGTCAAGGAATCCGAGAGAAATCTGAAGGACTTGGGGGAGCAACTCAAAGCGTTGGAGTCCGGTGAGGGGTCACCAGAAGAGAAGGAAGAGCAGAAGGCCAAGTTAGAAGAGCAGGTCCAGGGGGTCGAGGGGAGTCTGGGGGCTGCAAAGGCAAGGCTCGCCAAAGCGGAGAAGCGGGTTTCGGTCGAGGAACTCGCAGAATCCATCGCTTACTCCCAGATCGCCCAGCAGGTCACGTTCAATCCGATGTGGTCTGGTGGCTCCAAGATCAAGAACGACGCTGATCAAGCCACCCCAGAGAAGCTGGGTGAGAGGGCTAACATCGCCGTCGTCCAGTTCGGCTCCATGAAGGAGAAGGAGCAAGAGGAAATCCTCCACAAGCTCAATGACCGGATTTCTTCACTGACCAATGTAGACGGGACTCTCAAGGACGAAAAGAGGTCTGCGGAGTACAAGCAAGTCAAGGCTGTACGGAACTCTCTCGCTACTGCCCGATTGCTCAATGACCAGCCCGATTCCTTTGGGAATACCGGGGACGCCCCATCAGCGGGTGTGCTCCAGATGATCAAATCCCTTCAGAGCCAGGGGAAGATGGGGGATGTCCTAAAGATCGCTGACGATCCCGGCAGCGATGAATCCAAACGGATCTACGACGAAGCCCTCGCTGATATGAGCCCTACCGATATCGTGGCCGTAACCGGAGGCGATAAATCTCCTTACGGTGACATGGCGAAGGCTCTGGACAGCAAGAGTTCCTCCATGACGGGGGATGGTAGAGCGTTCTTGGAAGACTGGATGCGCCGGAACGCTTCTCACGACTTCTCTACTAAAGGCCCCATGCTCGCCAAGGCTCTGTCAGGTAAGGGCAAGGAAGACGAACGGAAGAAGAAGCAGAAGAAGGAACAGAAGGACAAGAAGAAGGAACAGAAGGACAAGAAGAAGTGGGCCGATCTCTCTCCGTCAGAGAAACGTGACCAGATCGATGATGCGGTGGCCCGGGTTCATTCCAGTACCGCCGTGGTCGAGGCATTTGCCTCGATAGGCAAGTTGAAGACCCCTCCAGAGGGGACCGATGAAGAGGTCCAGAAGGCTGTTTCTCAACACACAGAAGCGGTCCATAAGGCTCTCGCAGACGAACATTCCAAACTTTCAGGGGGCAAAGAAGTCCCTGAAAGTTTCAGGCAAGCCCTGGCGAAACTTGTGGAAGACGGGACACTTGAGCCCGAGCAAGTGAGGCGAATCTTGGAACAGGCCAAAGAAGCCTCGCTGACCAGGGCAGTATCTTTGGCAAACAAGTCATCCCAATCTTTCCTCTATAACCTTGGTGATATAAGCAGAGGGCTTCCTGTATCTGAAGGGCCTTTGCGTGATAGAGACGAACAATCTGGCCCGACCCGGTTTAGGAGGCACAAGAAAATGGCAACTCTGACCCCACACGGTGCAAAGCAGGTGTCCCAGACACTTGACCGCATCGCTACTCTTTTTGAGACAGAGGCGAGGGCTCTTGGAGTCCCCACCCATGTCGCAACTGATTTCTCATATCGCTGTGATCTGCTTTCAGATCACGTCGAGCGTCAGGCAGGCGCAGATCGCACTGCTCTTGATGAACTCGATGTCGTGAAGGAAGAAGGCTTTGATCCAGACGACATCGGTCGTGAGGTTGCCGGTCCCGCCGAAGGCGACGGGGACGAAGGTGCCTACATGGATGGGCATTTCACCCAACAGTCCAACCGAGAACTCCGTGGGGAGCAGGAAGAGGGTGATTTGGCTTCAGCCTCCACAGAGAGTCGAGGTGCCGAACCCGGCAAGCAGGCTTCCCGGGTGGTCCAACTCGCCAAGCAGGCTCACGATGAACAGGTGATGGAACTGGGGCGTCTCCGAGACCACCTCAAGCTCTGTGCTGCGAAGCTCGCTGCTGCGGGCGTCGAAGGTGTTGGAGGGATTTCCTCCGCTGCCGATACCTTGGTCAGCACCGTGGACAAGATTCGGGACTCGTTGATTTCTGCTGGAGCAGCCGGTGAAGACGGCCTCTCTCTGGAATCCCTTGCTGCATCTGATCGAGTGGTCGGTGCCGTGAGCGAGGTCGTTCCTTACCTCCAGGGTCTTTGCGATAGCATGACCGGTGCTGGTGATTCTTCTCCGACCGCCCAACTGCGGCTTGAAGAGATGATTTCTGGTTCGGCTGAACGTATGGAAAAGCTGGTCAGTCTCGCAGACGATATCGTGAATGATGCCGCTTCTTCCATTGGGAAGAAGGCCGCTGTCCAACACGGTTTTGACCTGACAGCTTGATTACGGAGGTTTGTTGTGTCCGAGCGGTCAGCCACCGTCTATATTGATTACCAACAGAGAGCTTCGGAGTTCTCTGTCGGGGATGCTGTTGCTCCTTTTGGTGCAGACTCTATGGTGTCTGGCCGAGTGGTGTCGGTGTTCCCTGCTATTGGTATGGTCGATGTGGAGTTCGCATACGGCAACAAGCGATACCCTGTTGAAGACCTCCAGCGCATCCGACAGGACTCACCCGTAAACGAACCCCACCACGATTCTGTCCCCGGCGGGGCAGGTTCAGTGGAAGTTCCAGGTGGTCCCGATCCCTCACGCAACTCTCCCGACACTCCACTTCCAACCTTTATGGTGGACGACGATGAGGAAGATGCTGAACGTGAGCAACGCCGTACAGCCAGGATTGAGGCTCATCTCTCTCAACGAGTAGCAGAAGCCCATGTGAAGAAGGCTTTGTACTGGGCGGCGTTGGATCGAAAGTATCGGGCGACGAAGAGCGAGACAACCAGTAGCGACTTTGGCTGCCCAAAGTGCGGGTCAGGTTCGCTTCGCAAGGCGATCTACAAGCGGGAGAGCGGCATGAGTGAGAAGCTCATGGGTTGCCCTTCCTGCATGTTCTTGATCAAGCGTTGTGACATTCTTGGGATGGTAGGCTGAAATGGCGTTCCTCAAGTATGCCCGTGCGACTGTTGTTCAACCCCGTGTCGATAAGAAGACATGGAAGACCATCCGCACAGCAAGTATCCAGACCCAACTCTCGGTCAACTTGATTGACCAAGCCGGGGAGATCTTCGATACGAAGTTCAACCCCGAACAGTTCCTATTGACCCACGCTACTATCGTGGCCTCTGTGGATACCTATGATGTATCCAACATGAAGATGGGGTCGGTGACTGAAGACGGCTTTCGGGTCAACCGGAAGTTCCCCAACTTCCGCATCAAGCCCGAGTGTGACCGTTTCATCAATAACAACCTCGATAGCTGGGATCGGGACGTTCTGCTCAAGAGCTACCGGACGTTCATTGGAGCCCACAACTTCGTGGAGCATGTCCAAGTCGAGGACTTGTCGAGAGGCAGGATCATTGACGCCTGCGCCCGTGATATCGGGGATAGCGTCTACATCGATATTTTGATCGCCACGGACCGAAAGAACACTGATCTGGTCAAGTCTATCGAGGGCGGCAAGATGGCCTCGATGTCGATGGGTTGTACCGTTGACTTCACCATCTGCACCAAATGTGGGCATGTCGCCGCTGATGAGACCGAGATGTGCAAGCATGTTCGGTACGAGAAGGGCAACACGTTCTTTGACCAAGGCGGCAGTAAACACCGAGTCGCAGAACTTTGCGGCCACCCTTCAGTTGATCCAACCGGGGGAGTTCATTTCATCGAAGCCTCTTGGGTGGAAACTCCCGCTTTCGGTGGGGCTGTGATGCGAAACATCCTCTCACCGCAAGAAATAGACGCCACCATTGTTCGCAAGGCCCAGCGGGTTCTCGCCACTCCCCCAAAGGATTGGGATGAGAACACCCGCCGAAAGGCCGCTATGCTCGATATGAGTGACGGCATTTATGCCGGGTGGGGCGACGACGAGGAAGAAGGTGGCGGCGGAGACGAGCCCGATGCTGCTGGAGGCTCTCTTGGGGACTTCGAGTCTGAAGTCCAGAAGATGATTCTCAACCGAATCAAGGGAAAGATTCGCCAAGAGTTGGGCAAGAAAGAACTGAAAGATGAACTTTCTCCTGACCCGTCACCAGAAAGTTCCTCCACTGCTTTGAATGATAATGTCATCAAAGAAGCCGCCGAAAAGCGGCGAAAAGTGGGCTACAACGCAGCTTTGGAGCTTTTGATTAGGTCGAGCGATACAGATGCGGACCTCATCAACAAAGTTGCAACTTTCAATAACTTCGTTGGACTTTCTATTCCGAGATGTATCTATAGAACCGCACTACAAGTCGGCACGACTGATCGGTACGGTTCCTTGGAGGGTTACCTCCATGCTTGCGCTGGATCACTTGGTAGAAAACCTACTGTTTCAGAGTCTATGACCCTCATGCGGCTTGGAAAGTTGCTTTCGGTGAGGGACAACAACATGAGCGATTCGACACCGCCGAACAAGGAGTCTTGACATGGCACGTACACGCAAAACTTGGAACCCAGCAGAACAGAAGCAGGCATCGCCACCCCCGGCGAATCCTGGTTATACCGATGCTGATACCCATGATCACCCGGCGCATCAGGAAGATCCTGATGCCCATGATTATGAGAATGGCGACACCTCGTCGTGGGCCGAAGATCCCACCCCCGGTCCTTACGGGAACGCCGAACATCCTGCGGTTCCCCATGAAGGTCACGACCACCCGGCCTTGAAGTCGGCCCGTGATCTCCGTGCCAGTGTTGAGCGTAAGGCTGCAAAGTGCATCCGTATTGCCCAGGCCATGTTGGGACAGAACGCCACCACAGCACAGATTGAAGATCAAGCTCTCGATCTGATGGACCTCCCCGACATCCAGATCAAGGCCAGTATCGCCCGCCTCCAGAAGCAGAGTCTTTTTACTGCTGACGAAGAGGCTGATGGTGACCTTCTTGCCGAGATGCTCGGTGAGGAAATGTTGGCCGAGGACGAAGGTGTCCAGGGCGAACTAATGTCAGAGCTTCAGGCTATGCGTTCAGAGCTTCAGGCTATGCGTGCAGACCAGAACGATCCAGCGGACGAGACACTCGCTCCCGATAGCGCAGGTCTTGTTCCCGATGCACCCGAAGAGGTTGACTCGGAAGCCGCCGTTGCTGAAGCGATGCTCGCCGAGATGCTCGCCGAAGAAGACGGTGCCAAGGCAGCCACGGGCGGAACCGCCCACGATATGTTTGATGCCTACGATCTGGACGGTGATGGTTTCATTACCGCCGAAGAGTGGGGCGGAAGCATGGCTGTTTTCGCTGCTCTCGACACCGATGGTGACGGCATCCTTTCCCGTGATGAAGTAGCTGCCGGTCTCGGTAGTTCCTTCTCCAAGGCTGCCGAAGAGGAAGCCGAAGAGGAAGCCGAAGAGGAAGCCGAAGAGGAAGCGGAAGAGGAAGCCTCCAAGAAGGCACGTATCCGCCGCCTCCGAGCCAAGAAGTCCGAGGAAGAGGCCGAAGAGGAAGCTGACGAAGAGGCCGAAGAGGAAGTAGCTTCCAAGAAGGCCAAGAAGTCAGAAGAGGAAGCTGAAGAGGAAGCCGAAGAAGAGGCCGAAGAAGAAGCCTCCAAGAAGGCCGCTCTACAGCGTCTCGCTATCGCTCTCGGTGCCGATGAGATGGACATGCTTTCCGAGATGCTCGCTGAAGAACAGCAGGCTGCTGGTCCTTCCGACGCTGACATGGAGGCCAACATTGAGTCTCTGATGATGGCCGAAGAAGAGGCCGAATCCGAAGCCTGTGACGTAATGGGTGAAGAGGCTCCGATCCTGGGTGAAGATCCAATGGGTCTGATGGCCGAGGAACTCATGGCCGAGGACGGCGATCTTCTTGCCAACCTCTACGGCGGCAAGTTCGCTGGTGAGGATGAGGAAGAGGGTGATGCCGACGAAGGCGAAGCCGACGAAGGCGATGAAGGCGATGAAGACGATGCCGACGAAGGCGATGACGAGAAGGCATCTTCCAAGAAGGCTTCCCGTCTGCGTCCCCAGCCCCGTAAGGCAAGTAAGGGCGTGAAGTCCGTTGGTGCAGTCAACAAGACCGCAGCCAGTGAGATTAGCGAGCTTGCGAATCTGTGGGAATCTGCTCCTGACGTTTCTAACGTCTTTGGCTCGTAGGACGAAACTTTGAAAGTTACCCTCCCCTTGCGATTTAGCGACTGTTTTTTAGCAGGGGGAGCTAACTTTCGGAAACTTCCTACGATATTCATTCAATAAGTTTGCTAACTATGTGTGAGGGATGGTCTCTCACAAAAAACGCTTTGAGCGTTTTCATCAACCGCCCCCTGTAAACAGGGAGCATAGGTAGGAGAAAGATTATGCCTTTGCTTGGACAGGCAAGTGGTGGTTGGACTGAGAGTAGCTCTGCGCTACGGATTTTGCACGTTGGTATTCGTAATACCACGGGCGTCCTGACAGCAGATAGCTTCACCCAGGACAACCCGCCTAATACTACAACCGGTACTTCGGATCAGGTTGACACCACATCTAATGGTGTCCTCTCTGGTTCTGTATGTTTCGCTCGCCCCGATGAGGGTTCCAACTATGTTGGTGGCCCCGAGGCAAGCGCAGATACAGTCGTACTTGGTGTCTTCATCAACAGTGCGAACGGTAACTCGTTTGAGAACACCCCGGGCACCGCCTCTGGTAAGGGACCATACATCTCTGGTCAGGGAACGTATGCCAATGCTCTTTATGAGACGGCTAATCTCAACAGTGGTGTTGATATTACCTATTCCGTCTCTGACGGGTTGGTGGCATCTCTCAATGGCTACTTGACCAACGTCGTTGCGGCTGACAACGCACACGACGATGCGAACAACGCTGGATTCAGTGATTCTGGTGCAACCGGTACTGGTTTCAATACGCTGATCGGTGTTCTCAAGATGCCGCCCGATTCAACCCAGACCGAACTGGTCTACGACCAGCGCGTATAAGGAGGGCTGAACAATGAGTGTCAACAATGCTGTAAAGCAAAAAATCATCAGCGACTACATCAAGACCCCACAGGGTCGAGCCAAGCTCGCTGCCTCCATGACCCAACCACTCCGTACTCGGCGTGATTACAGTGCCGTTGGGCGCAAGACCTTCTTGGTCGAGCAGCTTCCTGACGGTGCGCTTCCAATCTACGACAAAGATCCCGATGTGACGGCCTTTGTTGTGGGTGAAGAAGGTCAGAACATTCTGGCAATCACCAAGCCCAGGCGTGTGATTTTCCCGTTGTTCGAGATTGCCTCGAACCCCGAGATTCCGCTGACCCAGATCAAGGAGCGTCGTTTCGACCTCATTGAGCGTGCCCAGGATCTTGCCCGAGCGCAGATTCAGGCCGCCGAGGACGAACGTGTGTTCGCTGTTCTGGATAGCATCGCAACCAGTGGTTACGACAGTATCTCCGCAGGTACGAACCCCGACCAGCCGGTCGTGGCTCCGCTTTCCGGTTCGGTACTGGCAGATGCCTTTGCTCTGATTGAACGACACGATCTCCGTGTGGCTCGGGTGTTTATGAACGCCCGTGACTACGCTGATATTCGCAAGTTCGGTCGGGACATCCTGGACATCGAATCCCAGGCCACACTGCTGAAGACTGGTCTCCAGGCTACCCTTTGGGGTGCCCAGATCATTACCAGCCGTCTGGTTCCTGTGGGCACGGTGTACGTTTGCTGTGAGCCCGAGATGTTCGGTCGGATTCCTGTCCGTACCGAGTTGACGGTTCTCTCGGCAGATGATCCGAAGGCTCGTACCATCGGGTTCAGTGTGTTCGAGAACTTGGGTATCGGGGCGTACAACCCCCGTGGTCTGACCCGCCTGACCGTGACTCGATAGTTTCAACTTCGAGTTAGTCCCTATTGAAAACCCGGTCTCTCCTTTGGGGGAGGCCGGGTTTTCTCATTTTGACTCTATCCACTCCAATCTAATCTCGGCCCTAAAAAACTTCTATCCGTTCGTTGGGGGGAAGCCCCACAGTGTCTTGGTAGTTGATTGATAGCCCTGTGGTAATGAATGCTGGGGGACAATGTATCCCCCAACCAAAGCCTCATAGGTGAAGGAGTGAGCCTTGTCTGAAAAGAAAGATATCCGACTCACAGACTTTCGACTGGCGGGGTTTCTGGTTGCCCGTGGTGTGAAGTTTCAGGGCACGGACATAAACGACCGGCAAGAAGTCGTGTTCATTTTTGATAACGATGAAAATGTCGCCCAAGATACGTTGAACCAGTACCCCGGTTCTTCAGAGCAACAATACGATGCCGCTTGTAAGACCATGCACGACTTCGTAAAGGTCGCAAGCCAAGCAAAGAAGCGGCGTTCTTGAACGGGATGGCTGGATCATGGGTAAAGTCAGCGGGAAGAAGAGAAACGTCTCTCGTCAGCGTGATAAGCGCAAGCGGGAGAAAGCCCTCAAACGCAAACGGACTCGCAAGCCCCACAGTCCCCAGGAGACTCTAATGCCCCGTACTGATGACATCGCCTTCATCGACCAACGACTTGCTTCTATGCAAGAAGAGGTCAACCAGATTGGGGAGAAGTTCCAAGCCTATCATGGCGAGGTCCAAGAACAGATCGTGGAGCTTATCCGAGAAGCTGGCATCTTCGATGAGGTCAAAAGCCTTGAGACGGAACGAGATGAGGTCCGCAAGAAGGCGGAAGCTCGGATCATAGAGTTCCAGAAAGAGGCCGATGAGTTGGTCAAGGCCAAGGGCTTCCTGGCGCAACGAGAGGGCGTGGAAGCAGAAGCACCTCAAGTTGAGGCAGAAGCACCTCCCAAAGCAGAGGCGTCAGAGGAAGCTGGGGACGAAGGGAAAGTCACAGGCAGAGCCGTCATCGATAAGATGGTAGCCGAAGGGAAAGCATCAGCGTCTTGGAAGCCGAAGAAGGTCGAGGCCAAGAAAGCTGAAGAACCCGCAGAGAAGACAGCAATCGAAGATCCAGGGCAAAGTACCTCTACCGATGAGGGCGGCTCAAAAAAGAAGCGCCGAGTTTCTGCTCCTGACTTCTAAACCCACAATAGCTGTCCAATATCTCACTATATAGGGTGAAGCCGGTCTGATTCCGGCAACGCCGACATCTCCCGATGAGATGTATCGATTGAATGTGAATGTATGACCGCCCCCTACGGCGGACGGTTCGACGGACCAATACTACGGTTGACGTGCTTATGCGTCTGCCCACGCATCTAACGGCGCAACAACTTTTCGGGAGAAAAAAACCATGTCTTTTCCATCTTACGCTAACGACAACACATTCGACTCATTCAACACGAACGGGATGGCAGAAAACAAGTTTGTGCAACTCTTCAAGGGTTCTCAACGAACTCCGAGCAACCTTCTTGTCAACTCGCTCGCTGTCCCCATGCTTTTCAACTTCGGCGCTGCCAACGATCTTGCTCTTGAGGTAACTCACGGAGCCAAGATTGGCGGCCAGCTTCACGTTGGCGGCGAGTTTTCGGCTGACGGGGCCATTGTCGCTTCAGCCAACCTCACCCTCGATACCGCTGGCCCTCAGAGCATTAGCAAGACCGTGAGTGGAGCCTTCAGCATTGAGGGTGTCGCTGGGCTCGACATTCTTGGTGGGTCGAGTGCTTCTCTCAAGACTACTGCGGGCAACGTGGTCATCGCTGCTCTGACGAGCACTGCTTCGGTCAACATCGAGGATATGAGCATCAAGGCGAACACCATTACAGGTGGTGCCTCGTCGATGTATATCAATGCTGGCGATGAGCGGTCCATTATCTTCCAGACGGAAGCTACTAATGCAGTTTTGGCACCGGCTCTCACGATTGACAAGGACAAGCTGGCGGCCTTCGCTGGTGCTGTGACGGTTGCGGGCAACCTGACTGTCAACGGTACAACCACGACAATCAGCACGGCCAACTTGGATGTTGCAGATCTCAACATCACTGTTGCCAATGGTGCTGGCGATTCGGCTGCCGCTAACGGTGCTGGTCTTACGGTCGCAGGTGCGGCAGCCACGCTCCTGTATGTCCACTCCGGTACAAAGTGGGCGATGAACAAGCCCTTGGATGTCGGTGGTGCGTTGGCAGCTACCGGTGCTGTGAGCGGGGCCTCGGCTTCCTTCACTAACGCTTGCGTGGCTGGTTCGTTCAACGACGGCATTGCTACTTATGATGCTGGAGTTATCACCTCTGCTGTCTCCGCTGCGTTTAGCGGGGCTGTAACTGCCGGTTCACTCAACGACGGCATTGCTACTTATGATGCTGGAGTTATCACCTCTGGTGTCTCGGCTGCGTTTAGCGGGGCTGTAACTGCCGGTTCGTTCAACGACGGTTTGGCAACCTACGACCAAGGTGTGATTGGCTCTGCCGCCTCGGCTACCTTTAGTGGTCTTGTTTCCGCTGGTTCGTTCAACGACGGTGCGGCAACCTACGACCAAGGTGTGATTGGCTCTGCCGCCTCCGCTACCTTTAGTGGCCTCGTTTCCGCTGGTTCGTTCAACGACGGAGCGGCAACCTACGACCAAGGTGTGATTGGCTCTGCCGCCTCGGCTACCTTTAGTGGTCTTGTCACGGGTGGTTCACTGATCACAACTGATAACACCGTGGCTTCGGCAACTGCCGGGTCTATCAGAACTGCTGGTGGTATCTCGATCCAAAAGGGTCTGATGCTCGGTGTATGGGGTTCTGGCGAGAGTGCTGTTGCTGCGCTGTCTATCGACATATATGGCAACATGCTGCCATCGCCGAATATCGCTGCCCTGAACGCTGCTGGTGACTCGTTTATGTCACAGAAGGGGTATGTGAAGATGGGGGCCGCTCTGAACGGGGCTGTCAAGCCCGCAGCCGGTGATGTCGCTATGTCAGCCGTCGAGGGCGCAGGGGAAAATGCCGTATTGGTTGCTCTCGCAGGGCACTCAACCCAGCATCGGGTTATGGGCATTTGTTCCGAGACCGCCGCTATCGCTTCGTTCGGACAGATTGTAACGAAGGGTCCAGTGGTTGCTACTTCTGCTACTTCTACTGCTACCCCACAGACTGTTATCGGCAAGTTTGCCTATGCCAAGCCTGGAAGCGCCCAGGTTATG